AAGTAGAGGTAAATTGTTTTTTACTATTCCATTTGTTTCATTAACTCAAACTGCAACTCAAAGCAACAAAGGCGGGATTACTGATATGTATCAAAGATTTGGTACATACTGCAAAGCTTTTACAACTGCAATGATGCACCCAAGTGGAGCAAAAGTTTCTATGATGAATAGTAATAATCCAAGAATACACCATTCAATAAAATGGATAAATACTACTCCTATGATTATTGACCCTAAATATAAATTATAACAATGCTAGAAGAACAACAAAAAATACTTGCTATATTGCACGGCAATTCGACATACGAGCAACTATGTCAATGCCAGAGGTTAATCGAGAACTTTGAGAAGAAACACGGAATTGAACACAGCAGAATATTATGGAGAATATACAACAACTTAATGCAGCCTCTTTGAGAATCGGAAATTTATTACAAGTAGGTAATGAAATAGAAAAATTAGAATTAGTTGATTTTGCTGATATGTATGAAAACTCAACATTAATACATTACCAACCTATTCCACTAACAGAGGAATGGTTGTTAAAGTTAGGGTTTACGAAAAGTCTAATATTTAATTCTTATTATATAAATAGTGATATTGAAATAAATATTTTTGATAATATTTTTTGGTATGATACAAAAAATGATTCAATAGAAATACAATCAGTTCACGAACTTCAAAACCTTTTTTACGCACTTACAAAAAGAGAATTAACTTATGAAAGACCAACAAATTGAATCATTGGAGCTAACTTTAGCACAATGGCAAAACGAAGAACCTAACAGCGAAAGAGGTATAAGAATAATCGCAGAAATTGAAGCGGAACTAAATTATATCAGAAATGAAAGTCAAAACAATAACTAAAATCTATATTCAGGAACTAACGGATATTTCCGAAGCAATAGACTTTATAGAGGATAATTTCCACGTAAAAGCGTTACATTTAACACAACAATTTTGCGATAGTTACGAGAAATGGCAAAACGTAGAAAGCCAAAATCTATACATAGAAGTAACAAAAATTAAAGGCGGGTACGATATTGTAACGAAAGTTGAACAAAAAGTGTTATCTTTGCAAAAATGATTACACTAACCAAAAATAACCAAACTAAAAAAGTAAGTACAGGGTATAGCTGGAAGTTATTACTATTTGGTATATTTTACCCGATTGCTAGAAATGACTTTAAAGGCTTGTTTATACACTTACTTATAGCTTGTTTGACCTTTGGTATAGGTTATATCTTAATCGTGCCTTTTACGTACAATAAAGCGTATTTACAAAGGTTGTTAGATGATGGGTGGAATATTGAATAATCAAAACTTTTTTCAATGGCAGGTAAAGGCGGTAAAATAGAGGGTGCTGGTAGAAAACCAAAAGCAGATGAAGAAAAAGCTAATCAAATAATGGTTAATGCTTTAAAGACTTTTTATAATGCTGATACTGATGATAAAGCAAAAGAAAAGTTAGTACATAGCTTATTGGAAACTCCAAGAGGTCAAATATTTATTGCAGAGCATTTATTTGGAAAACCTGAACAAAAGATTGATTTACACAATAATATTGTTACCGATATTCCAGTCGAAAAATGGCTAAACTCATCGAAATAAGTAAACCGTACGAGCCTTTATACTTAACTAAAAAGCCTATTATATTAATAACAGGAGGTCGTGGAAGTGGTAAATCCTTTCAGACTTCTTTGTTTTTAAAACGGTTGACCTACCAAAAGAATCATGTAATACTATTTACACGTTATACAATGACTGCTGCCGAAAAGTCGGTAATACCTGAATTTAACGATAAGGTAGAAAGGGAAAACGATAGTAAGTATTTTGATATTACGGCAAAAGAGATACTAAACAAAGCCACTAAAAGCCGTATTATGTTTTCAGGTATCAAAACATCCAGCGGAAACCAAACAGCTAATTTAAAGTCTATTCAAGGCTTAACGACTTTTGTAGTTGATGAGGCTGAGGAGTGGCAAAGTGAAGAAGATTTTGACAAAATACGTTTATCAATTCGTACATTAGGAGTTCAAAACCGTACAATCATAATAATGAATCCTTGCGACATTGAACATTTTATCTATAAAAAGTTTATTGAAAACACCCACGAAATTAAAATTATAGACGGTGTTGAAGTTGAAATAAGCACACACCCCGACGTAGAACATATTCATACTACATTTTTCGATAACATAGAAAATGTTTCAGATGACTTTTTAAAACAGATAAATGACTTAAGGGAAAACGATTACGAAAATTATTGCGAAAAGATTATTGGAGCATGGGCGAGACAAAAAAGCGGTGTGCTATTTGATAAATCAGAAATACGCTATTTCACACCCGATATTAACCGTAAATTTGAAACCTCAATTGCTTATGCAGATATTGCTGATGAGGGAGCAGATAGCACCAGCGTTCCAATAGGTAGAAACATTGGTACTGATATTTATATTACTGATGTTCTATTTAACAAACTGAATAGTGATGTTACTTTGCCTTTATTGTTTAGTAAGTTAAAGCAACATGATTGCCGTTATATTCGAGTTGAATCTAACAACATGGGGGCAATGTATGGGCGTAATTTAAGGCAACTTATAACGGAAAATAAACATCATTGTCAGGTATATTCTGCTAGTTCAACAAGTAACAAACATACTAGAATTATGATGGACGCAGGATTTATAAAGAAGCATTGTGTGTTTTTAGCTCCTGAATATCAAAGTGAGGAGTATAAACTTTTCATGCGTGAGTTACTTTCGTACAACAAAGACCCTGAAAAAAATAAGGGGAAACATGACGACTCCCCTGATTCAATAAGCGGTTTGGTTATATTTATCCGTTCTGTACTTCTAAATTTATATCGTTAGCAATTACATTTTGTGCTTGTTGTGGGGTAATTATACCAGCGGTTACAAGTTGTGTAAGGTAATTTGTTTTTGTTTGGATAGTTTCGTTTTCGCTTTTCTTATCAGATTGTAAAATACTGATATGCGAATAGTCAGCAACTAATTCAAAGCCTTTTTCAACATTCAAAAACTTTGTCATAGCTTGCGTAAATGCGTCCGCCTCAGGGAAAACAGCATCATTGTAAGTCATTATTAAACCGTGCTTTAAATTTTCATAAGTGCTATTCACGTACAAATTAGGGTTCACTTGTAAACTGTTTAGGATAGTCAAAAAGTTTTTATCAATTTGCTCCTGAAGTAATAAGTCCTTTGTTGGATAACTAAACGGTGTCCATTTTGTTGGAATATCAGGCATGATTATTTTACTTTGTCCATCTTGCACCCCGTACGTCCTAGTGTATTGGTCAATAACATCTTTTTTCATTTCAGCAGTCATTGGAGTAACTCCCATTGCGTCCTTACTTTCACTACTTAGCATACCGATAGCACCTCTTTGTCCTGAAATTACGTTAAAATATTCGTATGCTAGTTTTGTGTTTGTTATCGGAAAACGTAACGAAACTAATGGACTTTTACCAACTAAAGGATTATCTAAATCTGCAATTCTACTCCATAATATATTAGGTGTTTCAATTTTTTCTATTGTGTTATTGTCTTTCAATTCGTAATACTTAACGATTCCCGACATATCAACTTGTTTGTAAAGTTTACCTGTTAGTATTGGTGTACAAATTGCAGGGGAAACATTGATTAATCTTTGCGGATACTTTGCAAGGCGTGACACCTGGTCTTTCAAAATGTATTGGTTACCGTAAACTTTCTTTTGAGTGAAATAGTTAAACAAAAAATCGTTAAATGATTGTAACGGATTAGGATTCATAAACAAAGCGTTTAAATCCGCTGGAAGTTCTGTAGTTTCTCCTGTTGTTTTGTTTCTGTATTTCAACTCCATGTTACTAAACATATTACCTAGTTTATCAACAGGAGCTTTTATTTCTGCTAATTCGTTATATAACTTATAAGGCACATCGGTATCAACCCAAACAGCACCTTGCTGGCCTAGTAAATGATTCCTATGTGTGAAAAATTGGCGTTCGTTTGTATAACCTAATTTGCGAAGTATGTTATCAATAAAATTCATGTTAAAATTTTTTTTCACAAAGATAAAAAAAATATATGTATATTTGCGACTATTATGAAAACGAAACTTACACCAGCGGAAATTAAAAAAATTAAAGCTGATAAATCTAAGGTTAAAACGGTAGAAAAATGATTTATACATTAAAAGGATTTACGGATAAAACCTTTACTGATAAAATGGATTTGACACGTTTTATCAAAAAGGAGTATGATAATATTTTGCAACAAAAGAAGTCTATTTATAAGACTGCTTCAAGTGTTAACATAAATGATGAATTAGTAGATAAGGCTTTTAAACCTAAAATTGAATCAATAGCAAGTGATTTTATAAAGGTAAAAGCAGTAATTAACACTACTAATATTATTGATAGCCATCAAGATTTACACTTGTCTGACATTTGGAATAAAACGGTTAAAGATAATCCTTTTAGCTACCATTTAAAAGAGCATGAAGCAAAGTTTGTTAGTGTATTAAGCAACAAAGCTAAGTCATATAATGAAAAAACTAACTTTAAGTTTTTAGGGATAAAGAAAGATTTTGACACTACTGCAAATATAAATGAGTTTATTTTAAGTAAAAAAGAAAATGAATTTATGTTCAATAAATATGCTAATGGCGATGTTTTAGAGCATTCTGTAGGCATGATGTACGTTAACATAGAACTTGCTTATTATGATGAAGATAGTCAAAAGAATATGGACTACTTCGAAAAAGCAAAGAAGCAAGCTATTAACCCCGAAGTAGCGGATGAAATGGGGTACGTTTGGATAGTATCAGAAGCAAAAAAAAGAGAGGGTTCTGCAGTTGTATTTGGTAGCAATAGCGTAACCCCTACATTAGAAGTATTAAATTATGAGCCGTCAAAAGGCACTCAAAATAAACATGAAGCCGATATAATCACTTCAAAAGCAATAGATTACAATTATCTTATAAACAATTTTAAATTAAAATAAATGGAAAATTCAATAGAATTAATGAATAAAATAAATTCCGAAGTGGGAGTGCTTGTGGAAAATAAATTAAAGGCTACAGATAGTCAAATTAAATCATTAGAGGAAAAAGTAAACGCTTTGAAATCTTATGATGATACACAATTAAAAGAGGAAGTAATTAAACTTTCTGCTTTGGTAGAGGCTTTAAAAGAGCAAGAAAAAGCGGTAACAAATTACAAGTCTTTAAGAGAGCAATTAGAAGAAGCTAAGGGCAAAATCGGTACAATGGTTGCTAACAAAGAGGGTAAGGTAATTATAAAAACTGTTGGCGATATGTCAATAGCTAATAACGTAACAGGTGCTATTCCTCAAGCTCAAAGAATTGCAGGAATGAATGCAGTTCCATCGAGACAAGTTCGTTTCTTAGATGTATTAACTAGAGCAACAGCAACATCAAACTTAATTGAGTGGGTTTACCAATCAGGCAAAGAAGGTACTGCTGGAGAAACTGCTGAGGGTACTTTAAAGAATCAAATTGATTTTAACTTATTAGTTGGTTCGCAAAAAGTAGAAAAAACAACTGCTTATATCCGTGTAACTGATGAGATGTTAAACGACATTGATTTTATTACTTCTGAAATTAATAACGAGTTAATGAGAGAATTAATGAAAGCAGTAGAATTAGGTGCTTATTCAGGAGACGGTACTACTCCATCATTAAACGGTGTTAGAACTGTTGCTACTGCTTTTGCTGCTGGAACATTTGCAAACGCTGTTGATTCTGCTAATGAAGTAGACGTTTTAGTAGTTGCTATGAATCAAATTATGATTGCAGAGCAAGGAATGCCAAACGCAATATTCATGCACCCGTCTGATGTTACTAAGTTGAAAATGGTTAAGGTAAGTTCTTCAGATAGAAGATACGTAGAGCGTTTAGCTATGGTAGCAGGGGAATTAAGCCTTGACGGTGTTAGAATCATACCTACTACATTGGTAACTGCTGGTCAGTATTTAGTAGGAGACTTTACAAGAGCATACTTATACGAAAAAGAAGCTCCATCAATCGAAATTGGGTACAATGGTGATGACTTCAAGTATAACTTTAAGACTATTAGGGTTGAGTGGAGAGGTGCTGTATTAGTTAAAAATAACGATAGAACAGCATTTGTAAAGGGTGTATTTGCTACTGATAAAGCTGCATTGGAAACTACATAATATTTCATATTTCTTTTACTAGAAAGGGGAGCATTAGCTCCCTTTTTTGTTTATAAAGAATATTTTATTAATTTAATACCATTAGGGTATAATAATAGTTTAGTATCTGCTTCCGTTGCGTATTGGTTATAAAAAGCAACTTCTATTTCTATAATGCCATTTTCTTTATTTTCCATTTTAAAAATAGGGAAACAAGTTTTGGTATAATTATTAACGTCAGTATGTGGCACATACCAATCACCGTTTGTTAATTCGATGTATTTTAATTTTTCCATTTTTTTATTATTTTATGACCATCATTAAAAGTAATTTCTATTCCTTTTTCTGTTTCAATTTCTGAAACTATTTTTAACTGTACAATCTTAGTACCGTTAAAGCGTTCGTATATTTTTGTTTTCATAATGCAAAGATATACTATAAAAATAATACAGACAATATTTATTTTATTTTATTTTTTGTACCTTTGTGAAAAATGAGAATAGCACTAATTACAACACTTTGGAGGAGGCACGATTTGACTAAAATAGTCCTAAACTATTATAGACAATTTCCTAATTTGGAACTTATTTGCGTGGGTAGTGAGGGCGAAAAGTCAAAAC